GGTTCAACTTCATCTAATGCAGGGGCAGGGTAAAATGCGTGCGTGTATCTTAGTACTTCTTCTACTGTTGTTAATGCGTTAATCTCTGTTTCAAATGTATCTGACTTTGTTACTATGTCAAGTCTTTCTTCTGCTATCTCTGCTGGTATCTCAACTGCTCTTTCAGCAAGTCTTGTAACATACCAATCCGTAGGACTTAATAATTTACCTGCCTCTGTTTTAATAGCTTGTATCTTGCTCGCTTTTAACTCTGCAATATCATAGTTAGGCTTTGTTTCAATTACATTACCTTCCTCATCTAATACATCGTGCGTACCTTCTAAGTCAATAGCAACTACATCGTAAGTAAACTTATCTCCATCAAAATACATAGCAGAAAGCCTTTCGCTAATCTTATCGTATTGTGGCGTTACAACATCGTAAAACCCAAACTCTGTTGGGTCAGCTACTTTTCTAAAGTTTAAGTGTAAACCATTTTCGTCCTCCCATACGTTAGGAAGCCTTCTAAATGTCTTAATGTTTCCGTTGATTTCTATTGCTTTCATATCTTATTGTGCTTGAGAGATTGAGAACCAGTATTCAGCTGCTCCTGTTACTACTACTTGAATTAAATTACTTACTGTACCATCATAAGTTCCAGCTACCGTTGAACCAGCAGGAAGCGTTAAAGCGTGGTCTCCTGTAATTACTAAGTCCTTAACCATACCTATTTCTGCATTAGAGAATGTAAGAGTAGTGTCTGCACTTAGTGTCTTGGTAAATACTTGAGCAGTACTAAAGTCTACGTTTGTAGCAAGTGCTGCACTTGTTGTAAATTCTGTGCCTAACTTAGCATAGGTAATAGAGTCATCTGCTACCCCTGCACCATCATACAGTTCTGTGAAGTTCTCGTTTGTTTTATTAAACGCATTTCTTAAAGGGTCTCCTGTGCCGTCATTTGGGGTAGTCCCTATTCCAATTACTTGTTTTGCCATTTTTTATTATTTAATATTGAGTTTGGTCTGATGTGTTTGCCGTTGTATCTGCTCTTAGGATGGTGGTATCAACGGTCAAAAAACTACCATCCGCATCAAAAGGGTAAATGCTACCCCATCCGTTAGTTTCGTTTACATTACCCCACCAACTACTTTCGTATATTATTCCCCAGTTTATGTTGTTTGCCATCTTTTTGTTTTTCTAGGTATTTCTTTAGTTTCTTGAGGTTTACCTCTTTTGGTTTATACTTTATAACACCCATCCTTGAAATGTTGCATCGTGGTCAGGGTGTATGTCATCGTTTATATTGCTAGTGTACTCAGGAAAGCTAGACTGATTAAAAGCCATATAGTCAATAAATCTCCTAGTATAGTACTCTGCAATGTCTCTCTCCTTAGAAACTAAGTAGTCTACCTCGTCTTTTGATACTACTTCTGAGTTCTCGCTAGTGTGCTTATAGATACCTCCATTCTTAATAGAGTAAGCAGCAAACGGCAAATAGTCCACCATAGCAAAATGAATAAGCATAGGTTGTACATAAGTGTTCACTAGTGATAGATAGTCTCCTGATAGCGTTCCTGCAACTATATCTGATGATATTTTGTCATAAAGTTTAGAACCTAGATAGTTTTTAACGTGTATCTCTTGTGCTATTTTTATAAACTGTATAAACTTATCAGTATCTACATTACCATCTAGGATGCTATTGCGTACTAAGTCTGTTCTTGTTATGAATAATGCTATTGCCATTTATCTCTTATTTATTTACAAAACCATTTTTAGGCATATCAGTAGGTCTAGTTGCTACCTTCTTGTCATTGGTCTCAGGTTTAAACCCATCTTTTCTTGCTTGGTTTACGCTAATCTCAGCATTAGGGTTTGTAGCATCAGGATTTACTCCCTTAGCCATATAAGTCTTTCTCATCCAAAAATGATGGCACGCCCCACCGCCCTTATAAAGCCATATATCATAAGTATCAGCACCTCCTAGTCCCCATCCTGCATTAACTGCTCTTTGAGACATTTGTTGTATATCCTCTTTACGGTATATTTTCTTAGCAGATACCATCTTTCTACAGAAGTCTCTAGATACATTCTCTCCATTCTTAGTAGTAGTCTTTAAGGGTGCGTATTGGTATCTTACTTTAAATCTTTGGTTTTCTACTTCGCCATCTTGCTCACTCTTTGCGTTTGGTCTAGCAGTTCCTGTAGAAGCTAATCCTATCATTTTATCTAGAGTCTCCTCTTGGTCGTAATCTACAGGTCTCTCATCTACAAGTTCCCACTCATCTAGATTCTCATCCTCTCCAAAATCTACCATAAAGTCTGCAAAGTCATCATCTACTCTAGGCTTATCGCTTGACATCTTAACACCAGTCTCCTCTTCTCTAGTCTCCTTATCTACTACGTTATCTAAGTCTGTAAACTCTAGCGGTTGTAAGGTCTTAAAGTATAGTTTTAAGGAGATATTATTAAAAGCTAGTATTTGGTCAAAGGCATCTATTAAAAGTGTCTGAAATGGTCTTATAACGGTGTTATCCATTAAGGTAGATGCAGTCTCTATTTCTTCTGCGTTGTTTCCTAATCCTGATGAGTCTTTAATACCCAAAAGCATAGGAGATACTACCCTATGAGATACCATTATTTTCTTAGAACTCTCATCAGATAAAAATTGGTATTGTTGATGTGCATCTGACAGTTGTACAGGCTCAATACTAGCAGCAGTCTCTGCATTGTCGTTAAAAGATAAGATAAACTTACCTGAGTTGCTAGAACCTGCAAACTTCTGATGTATCTTGTTTTCTATTAACTGTCTCTCCTCCTCATTAGGAACTCCATTATTGAAGTTAATTAACATAGAAGGTGCAAGACCATTCATAATGTTGTTTAGGTGGTAGTTAGATATTTCTTCTTCTAACTCAGCATACTGTAAACCTCCTTGATAATCTACAGGAGAGTAGTAATAGAATCCTGCTCTGTAAGGCTTAACAAATAATATCTCAATAGCCTCTTTAGAGAACCCAAATGCAGGTATTCTCTGTGGCTCATCAGATGGTTTTATTTTACTCCAATCTTTAAAGTAGTAGTAAGCCTCTATATCTCCATCCTCATTGCACTTCTCTGCTCTGAGAGTCTCTACAGGCATATGCTCTACCTGAACAATCTTAGACCTATCCTTAGAATAGATAACTTGCATAGCTGCTCCTCCCATTAGTTTAAGGTCATATACTAGTTTTCTAGTACAGTCCTTAGTAAATAAGGTTTTCATTTGTGCATATTGCTCAGGCTTTCTATTAGAGTCAGTAGCATCTAATCCCTTACCATAAATCATCTCTGAGATACCATTGATAATCGCATTATTGGTAGGAGAACCATTGTATCTGTCTATAAGAAACTGATAGTAGTTATTATCAGCACCATAAGACACATAGTCTTTACCCCTTACCTCAGATACTTTAGGAGAAGTGTAAGTACTTAGATTAACTATGCTTACCTCTTGCTTCCTATTTTGTACGTTATTATGTACATTTTTATTTATAGCCTTAACTATATTATTTTTTCTTTTCATAATATAATGTAATCATTATCATAGGTGTCCTCAGAAGTGTAAACGTTTTTGTTTACTGAGTAGTAGTCATTTGTATCTTGGTCTATGTCTTGGTCTGTACAGAATATCTTGTCTTTGTATATTACGTTACCTAAAACCAAAACTTTCATATCATAGAATCTACCCTCTTTTAACTCAAAGGAGTGTGTAAGACTCATATACTCTCCTGACTTACCCAAATCTACCACCTCACTAGTCTCTGTGTTGGTGCTATCATCTCTTAGTATCAGAGTACCACTAATTGCATATTCTCTAGGAATAAACAAGATAGTTTGGTCATCTGTACTTGTAGTTAAGTGTTTCATATATATATAACGTATTATTTATTGCTTTTTGTATTAGATAACAAAAAAAACCCCACCATAAGGCAGGGTCTTAAATATTGCAACTAAGTTTCAGTTACTTATGCAGTTGGGTCAATAGCAGTATAAGTAGCTAAAGCAGGAGCAGCAGCACAAAAGAATGGTGGTGCAGTTTCCTGAGCAGTAAGCGTTAATGTAAATCCTGATAAGTCTCCCATAGCAGCACCTGTAGCAATAGAACCACCAGTTACCTCAGCACCGTGTTCTTTACCTACTAAGAAAAAGTTACCATTGTAGTCCTCTATTACTATCTGAGGTCTCCCTGCAGCAAGTAATTTGATTTCCTCTTGTGTTGCTTTGTCTAAGTAAGTAAAAGTAGCATTAAGAGTAGACTCATAGAAAGTAGTGCCATTTTCTCTAGATGAGTTAATAGCAGTCTCTAAACTAGAGTTACCTTTGATTTCATATTGATAGAACTCCTCAGAACCATTGAAAGTAATCTCTCCTGCAGATGGAGTCAAATCAGCAATATTGGCAGCATCATAGTTAGAGAAGTAGATGTTTTTAAGACCACCTACTGCACTCTTACAAGGTAATGACCTACCGTTTGTAATTGAACAAGACATATGTTTTAAGTTTTTTTTAGATTAATAAAAAAAGGGCAGGCAGGTCTTATATGGACTTACCTACCCCTTTAGATTGTTTATTTATGATTATGCAGGAGTATAAAGAACAATATCAGAACCGATACCGTACTCAACACCACTTGTAAATCTCATAATTACTCTTACATTCTGAGAACCATCTAAGTCTCCCATATCTAATACTTTAACCTCGTTGTGGTCAGATAATAAACCAGTACCAAAGAATAAGTTAGATTTCTCAGCAGCTACGATGTAGTTATCAGCTAATCCATTAGCAACAAAGATTTTAACACCATCAAAAGATAATGCTCCATTGTTCCACCATTGAGTTCCCTCAGCGTTCACACCGTTTGCTCCTAATCCTGCAGCAGCGAATCCTCCTAATGCTCTTACATAGGCTCTAGCTACGTTTTGAGATACATATAAGTATAAATCCTCTTTTCCGTATAATGCAGAAGGGATAGCATCTACTACTTTACCTAACTCAGCTATTACGTTAGCAGCAGTTACAGAAGTTCCTACTACATCAATTACGTCAGCATCAGCAGTCATTTTAGTTACTAATCCGTCAAACTCTCCTGCGTTAGCATTAACACCTTTCCAAATAGTGTTTTCAGTTTTCTCAGCAACTAATCCTGCAACGTGTGCAACTAAGAAGTCAGAGAAAGCAGGAGGTAAGTTGTCAAATGTAGACATTCCCATTTGTGCAGCCTCCCAGTCAGAACGGAAGTCTTTTTTACATAACTCAAGGTTCACTTGGAACTCCTCAGGTTGTAAGATTCTCTCTGTTAAAGTAACAGTAGCAGTATCTGTAAAATCACAAGATGCGTCTTTGATTACGTTAGAATCAGTAGCAACTTTCTTGATTACTTCTTTGTACTTTACGTTTGGTTTAACTGTGATACCACCATTGTTTAAGGTAGCACCTGATAATAACGCAGCAGCAATATATTCATTTGCAAAACTGCCCGCGTATGTTGTTGTAATGTCGGTTGTTGTAGCCATTTTTATTTAGTTTATTTTATTTTTGAATGTTAGATATTCTTGCAAATACTCTGTCCTGAATAGACTGTGGTCTGTTTTGACCGAATGTTGCTTTCTTTGTTTGTACATTAGCCTCAGGATTGTGCTTTAATGGTGCAGCAGCAGGTTGTGAGGATAGTTCCTCTTTTACTTGCTCCTCTACGGCAGCCATTTCTTCCTTATCTTTAATCATAGCTTTGATTTCTTCAATCATTGCTTTAACCTCAGATAATTCTTCTTTAGTAGCATAAGACATTTCTTCCTCTGCTGCTTCCACTTCTATTTCAGAAGCCTCTACCTCTTCTTCTACCACTTCCTCAGCAGTAGCTTCTTTGATTTCTTTGATGATACCCTCAGACTCTACAATAAGAACCATTCCATCCTCTAAGGCATATTCTCCAACTGGTAAGGCTATTTTGTCCTCCTCAGTTACGATAAACACCTCAGCTTCAGGAGCGAACTCTTCTGCTTCAATGATAGTACCATTCTCTAGGGTCATTTGTGCTAACTTTGTTTCCTCAGTAGTCTCAGTAGATTGCTCTACTTTAACTTCTTGAATCTCCTCAGATAACTCAATACCTAGAACGCTTTTAATTTCTTTTAGCATCTCTAATGGGTTTTTCATATTTATATAACGATTAATAATTATTATTTTGCATTTTCGTTTAAGATTTACGATATATGTTTCCTATTCCTTGCGCCCATAAAGAACCATCACAACACTTTCTAGAGTAGGTGTTCTCATCTTTGCATAGACATCCCCTGCTGCTTCCTTTTGGACTTGTATAGCTTGGTGTTTTATCTTTAAGCATAGCTTTGTGTTTTTTGTATGAAGTATATTATATCCCATATCTTGGCAGTACCGCCTGTTGGTGTGATATGTATCAGAGAACCATTGTCTGCAAAGTTTTGGTCTGCATAGTATTGGAATACTTGGTGGAACTCGTGTTCTACATCGTTGCCTTTTGGGAAAGCTATATCTACTCCTACTCTCTCATAAGGTGTACCATTCTCAGCATCTAGTTGTACTCTTAAATAAGTCTGATTAGCGTTAGGTGCAGAACACTTAAAAGCAATGGTCAATACATAAACATCATTTAGGTTATCTGCTAGAATCCTAGTTCCATTGTAATAGTCAATACCATCATAACTTCTATAGATACTTGCAGCATTATTAGGCAAAGCTATTTCTGTGTCTTGTAATAGATTTAATTTATTAGCTGAGGTATATTGTCCATCATCATATCTAGTCCATCCTAGACCTGTTCCTACGCCTGACTGAGGGTATAATTTAACCCACTCTCCATTATAAACAGTCCATACTCCTGACTCAGTAGTAACAAATGCTCCCTCCTCAATATTATATTGATTCCTGATAACATCTGTATCTACATCTACTTGTACTTTGTATGAGGTGTTTCTAACCATCTATTTCTTTTAGTTTATTAATTGCCCATTCTACTCCTGATGTTCCTCCCCAAGCATCCCACATAAGACCTCCACAACCTTCTGAATAAGGTACATCTTTGTGTTGTTGGTGTCTCTTAAAACTTGCCATCCTTGCTATAGTATCTCTACTTATTGGCTCGCCTTTTGCTAATTGATTGGCTCTAGCTTTACCTGTAGCCTCTCCACAAGACCCCCATCCATTTTTCTCTACCCAGTCTAACGCTCTCTTTGCATTGTTACTAGCAGACTTAGGATAATCACTATATGACTCTAGTTCAAACTTTTTTTTTTGAATAAAGCCTTTA